CGCTTTTTTATTGTCTATCCATTAGGTCGTAACATATCCCTTTGTTGAAAGGCACTAGATTGATCCATCTTTGATAGATTTGGATCACGGATATGTATCTGATTGATAGATGGAGTTATTGTGCTACTATGATCGATCTTCGCGCCCAACTGGGTCAAACCGCCCATAATAGAGCTTGTCAACGATGACATGGCTTGTCCGAAACTACCCATCAACGTATTGTTGTTAGTTGTCATTTGCTGAGTAAGCGGATCGAAATTTGGTTGTTGTGGAAACGTAGGTGGTGTTAGAACTCCAGGAATATTCATCCTTGTATTCATACCAATCATATCAGGAAGATTGATTCTTCCTTGAACACCAGCAGGTGAATTGAAGATACGATTGACAATATTAGTCAAACCACCCTTTCCGCCAGGTGAAGCATCTGCCAATAATTGCATTGGGTTAATACCACCAATAGTAGACATCCCTGGTAGAGAAAATGGATGTAGTTTACCTTGACGGAGATTACCAGATTGATTCAACAAATACTGGAACAAATTCATTGTCGGTGAAACCGGTGTATTATTATAACCACCAGGAAATGGTCTATTGCCAGCACTAACAACAGGGGAACCATAATTATTGGTTACTGGTCCGCCGTAGGTTGTTGGTACAGCGGATGCATATCCAGTAGAGATAGAAGGTGGGGCAACAGCGCCGCCCGCAGCGGTAACCCCACCTCCTTGTTGCCCGCCACTGGCGGGATTAGGAGTAGGAGTCAAATTCTGTGCAACTTCTGTATTTTGGTTTGGGGTTGGTGCATTTTCATTACCTCCCATAAACTGTTGTGCGTATTGGATTCGTCTACTTCTGTGTTCACCAGACGATCTTTCATAGAATTGGTCAACAACCGAAGCAGCCTGTCCGGCGTCAGTTGTGTTCTTTAATATATTGCCAGCACGTTGTTCTTGTCCTTCTGTCAATTCATAATGGACAAAATTCAACTGTTCTTCGAATGTAGAATTTCGAATGTCTTTACCATAAATTTGCTTGAAAACGGCCTGCCTATCAGGATGCCATTGTGCAATACCATAAGCTTGACCATTATCCCCAATAGCATTGGTACGAAAATTAGATTCTACCATAAGGTTGCCAGCAATACCGGCAGCTTGCGGGCGTGTCCAGCCTTTAGAGACTAGAATCTGAATTGCTTGACTCTGTGATCCTTTTTCTCGGACCGATTGTTGATATTGTTCTGCACCTGGTGCGGCTCCACGATCTCCGACGCCTGGTGCTGGCTTTTGATTCGGATTAACACTTGGATTAATGACGTTGTTGGAACCAACTGCCGATTGTGCTGGTACAGGTCGTGATGTAGGCGCAGGTGTTATTTTACCAGGGCCTGGTGAGGATGCCGCCTCTGTTGGGATTGTAGCTGGTGTATTTGGGTGCAACATGTCGGGAGAAACATTTGGTTGACCTTGTTGTCTTTCTCCCATGGCATTTGAACTTGGAGTATCAAGTTTACCCATACGAGCCATAGGTGTGAAACCAAATAATTTCAATACCGGATTGATCAGATTGTCGATCAACATATTCCCATAGTTCTGAAGAATAGTCTTTATGAGAGACATTGCACCAGAAATCATGCCAATAATTCCCATAGTAAGATAGACGATTCTCATGACAATCGATGGCTCGTCGTCCTTACCTTGCTTTCTTTTCGGTACTCTTGGTTTCTTTGGTTTCCTGAATGTGACTTTACCGTTCACAGTCCTCATTTGAGGATAGGGGCCGACGTTTCCAGTGAAAGCTGCTGGCAGGTTTCCTGGATTGAAAGCTCGTCCTCGATATTGACTTCCTCCATTTCCACCAGATGTTCTAGCAAAATTTGGTTTCTGTCTGAATTGAAAACGTGAAAATGGATCGGACCTTCTAGCCTTGCGTGCGTATCCACCTTCATCACGGTTATCGTTTGCTGGGTCCAATTTTTGATTGACGTTCTTGAAAGGCCTCTTGGCATTAGCCAAGTGCTTATCGCGTAATGCCCTCAATTCATCCTGAGTTGGTTCGGCATGATTTTCATTAGCAGGGCGAGGCTTCGTTGTCCCCTGATAGTGATGAGAAGGATTACCATGGAGATGTTTGCCGCGTTCAGCAAGCAATTCTTCTTGAGTTGGTTCAGGTACATTGTCATTCAATGCTTCCTGTTGCATCTTGCGAATCTTGGCTTCTTTTTTCCTATCCCTTAACTCACGATTTTGGATATTTTTTAATACAGCCTCGGATATCTTTTTCTTGATACGTTGATCTTGCTTTTCACGTTGTTCAATAGCTGCCTGAATCTTCTTTTGATCTGTTGTACCAAGATCATCAATCGGGTCATTGTAGAATTCATCAATTCTTGGTCGTCTTTCATGTGGCTTCCTATTGTGATCACGTGGACCACGTGATCCCTCTCTTCTAGGGGAAACCAGTTCTTCTACATCATCAGTCTTGTTTGGTGGAAATAGCTTGTCAGCTTCCTTGCGATAAGGGTCCTTTGGAGTAAAACGCCCATACTGATCTCTTCCACCAACATTAGGTGGTAGATTGTCAATTGGGTTTTTTGTTGCCTTTCTTGCCGCTTTATATAATGTAGATTGAGACTTGTCGCGTGGTACAAATCTGCCAGTTTTCTTGTCGCGCGGTAAATTAGGACCAGGTTTCTTTGGAGCCATTTTACTTTCTTATAGCAGGGTGAATTGATGGAACTACCCTACGTTTCTGTGCTTCTTGTTGCTTGATCTTGTTGCGTTCTTCCTTCAAATGGGATGCCAACATATTAACATAGATATCATATTCATAACGAACCATATTCTCTAGTTCCGTCAACGAGTATTTATGGTGTTGCACTAAAGCAAAGTTGGTCTGGTAATAGTTGTTGAGATTATCATGATATAAGCTTAGACGAAAAAACTTTCCAGTCCCTCCAGGACGATTCCCTGTTCAAAAGCACATTTCTTGCATTTGAAGTGGGATTTGATCACAATTCTTGGGGTTTTCTCCAAATATTCATCACGAATCTTGATGAAATTTTCCTCGGTCAAATCTTCAAGCCAATCAATAGCTTCTTGTTTGCTGAAATCTTTCTGTGTCAAAACACCTTCCTGAGTAATTACCTTTTCCATCAAACCAGAAAGATACTCGATTGAAAGGTCAAACAATTGGTCTCCGGTCAGGTTTTCAACCGAACTTCTATTGGCAAATTCTTCCAGATATTCAAAAGAAGGATATTTGAAGGTGACGATGATACCATCACTAAGCTTGATGTTGCGGTTATGACCTTCTGGAACATCAAGTTCCATTTTTGTAAAATCTACAGGAACAGTAACTTTTGCGCCACATGGTTTTACAACACCATCTTGGTCATATTCATTGTTACAGGTATATTCGATTTCCTGAACTTCACCAATCGATCTTGCCCTGAGCGTCAAGAATAGAAACTGAGTGTCGAAATGGGGGAGATTGGCAACAAATTCCTCATTAAAATCAGGATTTAAAGAACAATCGACAATGACACGTTTGATTGCTTTTGAGTATTCAAGCTTGTCATTGCTGTAATTTGCCATCAACAAAAGCTTTTCCTCTTTCATCACGAAAGGTCTGAAGCGATAGATCCTTTTTGGATCTGATGGAAGTTGGACGTCATAATGTGGAAGGCTAATCTTCGGAAGTAGAGACATTATCTAATTAAACTCCTTTATTGGATTCCTGTATTACTTGTTGGTACTGCTGAAAAATTGACGACGGGTCGTTCCGTCAAATCTGAGAAATGACGTTGTGGTATAGTAGTATGGGATACCATTTCTTCACCTTTAAGATTGGTCCAGGCGGCTGCACCGACGATTGGTTCCCAATACGAATAGGTGAAGTTTACCTGGAACTTCATCGCTTCATCTGATTGCCAATTCAAATTGATCTGATCTACAGAGATGGGATACAAATCCCTGAAAACGATTGCATATCGGATTTCTGTGGTATCAACTTCGGTGAAATCAATAGACCCATTGTTATTGGTTTGATTTTGTGGAATTGTATCCGTCATTGTATTATAAGGGCTCATGACAAACAACGTGGCGTCTATAACGATATCGTTCATATAGGCATTATCGAATGTTGCTCCTGGATTACTGGAGGAGAAAGCATTCTTGATGGCAAAAATCCAGTCATCGAATAGTTCTTTTTCTGTCATGCGATCACGAACGATGAAAGTTGCCGTTAGAGAACCATATTCAAGTGTTCCTGGCATTTTTGTCACCATTTTTGGTGAATAACCTGGTCTTGGATCAACATTTATGGTTAGACCAGGGAAATCAATGTTTTCACAAAGATAGCGTAGAGAACGTAGGTAGGAATTACCCTTAAGGGAATATTTTGCCTGGGATGGACGATTATAAGGTCCCCCTCCACCTAATACAGTTGGATATGACCCAAGTATGAAAACGAACCGATTGGTAGAGATTGGTCCACCATGCTGGTTCAATGTTGAATAGAAGTTTAGGAGATGCGAATAACTCTTGATGGGCAAATTAATTAACTCCAGACGTGTTTCTTTGCAGATATGGAAATATTTTTATTATTAACGAATCTCTGACTCGGAATCAAACAGGCTATCTCCCATTCAGAAGGGGGGATATATAAAAAGGATGTTTGAACATGGTTTGTTAGATACCTTTTGAAACAAGGTCTGAAATCCGCAAACTTCGCTGATCCAACCAAAACATCATAGGAAATGCGTAATTTTGTCGTATCGTCCCATTTATTGTTGTTGGCAATACTCTCAAGATTACCCAAAAGTCCAATTCTATTGGTTGGACTCAAATAATGGAGATTCAGGCCGAAGAATCCATCTTGGAGAGGTTTTACCATGATAATTAGAGGAAACCTGTCAAAATATGGTAGAGTGTCTTTATATTTAGCATCATAAGAGAAATGGTACATTTTACCAACTTGTGGAAGACCAACCAATCTGGATAATTTTGCATCCCAATTATCCTTCATAATTTGATTCGTGCCAATTTTGAGTTTCTTTGTTTTATCAAATAACCAAGTTGTTGCTTCTTGGGATCTGTTAGGGAGTCCCAATTTATCCATATTGATTCTTATGCGATCTAACAAATTATTTTGGTATTTGGGTGTCTTAGCCATTGATTAGTTATTTATCCTGAAATGACTTGTTTAGCATCGATTATTGCCTGTTCTAACAAATGATTTTTTACTTCAAATTTATTGGTATTTGTGTCCTTACAGAGGAGTAAAAATTCCCACCCCTTCTCTTCACAGAATTTCTTAGCCGCTAACCATTTGGAACCATTGGTATAATAACGTTGGATAGCTTCGGTATAGGTTTTCTTGCTCTGTCTTTTCCCTTTGATTGGTTTAACGGAAAATTGTGCAGGTTTGATTTCTATGAGAGTTGGAACAATCTTACCATTTCTTACAATTCTTGCAAATATGTCAGGAAAGTACCTATGGGGGGTCCTATCAAGCACATTAATATAGGGAATTACCAATTCTTCAGAATTCCACCCAATTACTGTACTAGAAGAGTCTAACCATTTAAACACCTCACGCTCCCATCCACTCCGAAAAATTATATTGTTTACATCCCCTATATATTTGTGGGGATTGGTGGGGCGGAATCGACCCTTATCTGTTTCTCTCATATATTTTTCCTAGCTTTATACCCCTTATGCGTACCTTTTGAAAGTATCCTTGGATTTAATCCTAGATTCTTACAAAAACGAGGCAAACCTTTGACAAATTGTTCAATACCATTAGGATAAGTAATTATCCATTCTTTTGATTTGCTATTAGACATTTTATCTTTGGCTTCTTGTGTATGTATTTTACCAATATGGGATTTGCGAATTTTTTCAATGTGTTCAAGGGATTTTTTCTTACCTTTAGTTTTCAAACTTTTGAGGATGTTCATTTCTTTTGGTTGTTTTTTACCATACCAATAATTTTTGATTCCTTTTTGTGCGTCTGACATTTTCTTTCTAGTTTCATCACTAATTATCCTACCTAA